AGAGCTTTATTCATTCTAAGTGTGCTTTGCTTAATATTATCAATAGCAACTTTTATGCCTTCTGCATTTTTTAATGTTTCGTCTCCTAATCCCGATAAGGTATTATCTGCCATGTGTAAAGTATATATCTATAAATAGTAAGAACTCCTATTTTGTAGGAGCTCTTGTTGTGTAATTAGCTGACATGTCCGGTCTATTGATGACATTACTTGTTTTAGCTATTGTTGGGGTTTCTTCTTCATGAAATTCTTTTAACTTATTAAAAGTGAACTTCCTTAACCAAATGGGCATATGATATACGTCCCACCAATTAAATCCTCCTCTTCCATAAAAACATATTTCATGTATTTGATTATAAATATATAACTTACTACTTGGAGTCAGGCCAAAAAAAGCTAATCCCGATTGGGATATCTGCTACCTCCTCATCGCCACTTTCATTTGTAAAAGAATATGTAAGTTCTATATCAGGACTTACTTTACTATATTCTTCTCTTAATGCTCTAGCATCTTTAGATAGTAAATATTTATCTACAAAATCTCTAATATCTTTAGTATCTGAAATTCCATTTACTGAAGTTATCATTCTTTTTAATCGAGTGGTTACTTCTGTGATATTGTCTTTATGAATTTTTTGTAATCCTTTTACTTCTTGATCAATTAATTTCTCATCACCATGAGTAAGTACTTTGAAAGTAACTACATTACTAGTATGAGGTAATTGAAAAGTAAATTCATTTTTACCTTCTGTATTCCTTCCTTCTTCTATTACTTTATTTTCTAATGAAGATAAATCTACAGTTATAATTTCCCCTCTATGTTCTATTTCATAGTCTTTACCATAAGCTAGAATTCTAGCGGCTACCATTATAGCATTCTTATCTCCTACAAGTAATTCATTATAATCAATAGGAGTAATAATTAAGGATTGAAGTAGTTTATCAATAACGGTCCCATTCTTAATGAAATTGACATTAGTAAGAATATCTTCTTCTTTGGCTGTCATATATTTCATTTCTAAGTTTCCAGATGATAATGCAGAGGATTTTGAATAAAGTAATCCTTTTGAAGGAAGCTCTACCGTTTCGGTAGGTAAGCTAAATTTTGATTCCATAAATTTTATTTGTTAATAACTTTTCTATATATAAATATATGTAAAAAACTTTTATAAAACAACAAAGCCTGATATTACTCAGGCTTATTAGTTTATTATTATATTTTAGATATACTTAGTAGTTTAATACAGCGTAATCCATTTCTACAGTGATTGCAATATCAACAAGTCCATCATTTGAAGTCCAGTCAAAATCTCCAAAGTCTCCTTTTGTCAAGAAAGCTCCTTTGATAATCCATTCTCCAACAACATCACCTACCGGTCCTAGAACTTCTAAGTACAAATCTTTTTTATAGAAATCAGAATATCCTGCTCTACCTGTTACAGACTCATAGCCTAAACGTGCCCATTCCATTACAGCTTGAGCTCCTGAAGGAGTAATCGGAGAGTAGAGAGTCATATCCATAGCTCCCCATTCTCTTTTTCCTCTTATTTTTCTGTAAGAGTTAATGTGGTCAAGTTTAATAACACTATCTGTGAAGTTAGGTGCTTTAACTTTTTTAACCATAAATGCTGGTATTCCATCTATAATCAATTTAAACCTATGTTGAACCATTGGTTCAAATGCTGTTTGAAGCATTTCTATTGGATCTAATATTGCCATTTTTTATTTTATATTATTTTATTATAAATATCTGTGTTTATAAATTATGCAAATGTAGCTCCTGTAGGTTCAATTGTAAAATCTAATACTACGAATTCAATTGTTTTGGCTGGTTGAATTAAAATCTGACCTACTAATTGATTTCTGTCTACAACATCTGCTGTATTATTTGTGTCATCCATTATAACTCTAAAAGAGTATAAACCTTGTCTTTGTACTACTGATTCTAAGTAAGGATTTACTATAGCTAAGAATTTAGTTCTAGTTGCTATTGTATTTTGTTCGAATACTAAGTTTCTTGCTTGGTCACCAATGAATTTTTTAAGTTCAATTAATAATCTTCTTACATTTACTCTATCTAATGCTGATGCTTTAGTTTGTAGAGTTTTTTGTCCGAATACTGAAATACCTGAACCTGGGAATGTAGCTATTGGATTAACTTTAGCTGAATAAAGGGTATCTCTATCGCCTTTAGTTAATTTTCTTTCTGCTTGAATAACTCCTCCAATTCCTCCTCTTACAAGTCCTGCTGGTGCAAACCATGGTGCTGAAGAAGCATCTGTAAATGCATATACTCCTGGAATTACTGTTCCTGCCGGAACCCATTCGTTTCTTCCTGTAGCTGACTTGATTTGTAACCAAGGCCAGTAAGTTGCTGCATATGAACTATTCAAAGTAGCTGCATTTTGAGCTACCCAAGATACTGCTGATCCTGTTTGAACTAAATCCACTACTGCGATACAATCTCCTCTAGATTCTGCTAAAGCAATAAATTGACCTACTGTAGAAGTAAAGTTAGTATTGGCATACAAGAGACCTGGTGTAGAAATTACATTAAACTGATATTCATCTTTATTTGCAAGAAGAGAAAGTGCTGTATTGTAACTAGCTGCTACAACTCCTTGTGCATCTGTAGAAGTACTAGCAATTGAACTGAAAAAAGTAGCTCCTGATTTAGTAGCTCCTGCTCCATTGTAGAATCCTCCTGATCCTGTTACTGGAAGAGATGCTGAATATGAATTTGTTCCGTCAGTATTAACTGTTATTCCATCGTTTGATAAATAGTAGTTAGTTGGTAAACTTACTGATGCTACTCTAATGTAGTTTGAAGCATTTGGATATTCTCCGTTTACGTAGTTATATGATGTTGAACCATCTGTTCCTATTGTAACGTACTGATTACCTATTACTTTCTCAATATAATTATCTGAATTTGGATCAAGATTTACATTAAACGTCTCTAGTATTGTTTTGTTATTTGTACTATCGTTTCCTTGTCTAATTATTAAAGAAAAAGATCCCAATGCATTATTAACATTTGAAACTTCCCATCTTAAGTTATCTTCTGAACCCGATACTAAAGATCCGTCAGAATTTAAAAATCCTTGTCCAGATCCTGTTGCTGTTAGTGGTTGTGTAGATGTTAATGCGTTATTGTAGATAGTACCTTTTCCTAATGTTTTTAGAGTAAAAGGTTGACTACCGGGTTTAGCTGATGCTGATATAAAGGTGCTAGTAGCTCCATCATACGTTCCAGATACAATCCTAGTTACTAAAGCTGTTTGTCCACCATTTTGAAAATAGTTTTTAACTGCTACTGAAGTAAGGAATTCGTATTGTTTGTTGGAAGCTGATAAAAAGGTTTCTCCAAATTTTCTTACGTAGTCACTATATGATGTAACGACAAGAGGTTGGTTATCTGGTCCCTTTACCGTTGGTCCAACAAATGCTGCTCCTGCCTGGATTGGTGCTGGTGTAATGTAAGAAATATCATTTTCTCTTGTATATACTCCTGGAGAGATAATTGATTCTGCCATGTTTTTTAAGTTTATTTTTTAATTTATTATAAATATCATATAGTTTTGATAAACCATTTTGAGTAGTATATAAATACCTCTCTTTATATAAATAGGAAAGGAGAGCCGAAACCCTCCTTTTACTTTATATGATATCTTTAAATTAATAAATAATAACTTATTTTACATTTTCATTGGGATTGCTATAGGTAAAGTTCCTCTATTTAATACAACTCCACATCCTATTGCAGGTTTTTTAAAGTGTTTTCCGTATGCCATAGCATATGATTTTGCATTAATTCCACAACCGACTTGCATGCCAAAGATGATAAAATTAGCTCCAACTAAGAAATCAGTATACAATTGAGTATGTAAATGTCCTTGAACTTGACTTTGTAATTCTGATTTTATTCTATTTCTAGCTGTTCCCCCTTCTCCATGGTTAAAGTTAACTCCAAATAATTCAATATTTTCTACAAATTTCCAATTTGGAGTTTCTAATACATCACTATAGTCTCTAATCCATTTCTTAGATACTCCCGAGCTAAATGCTTTTCTGTATACTAATCTATCATGGTTTCCAATTATAATTGTAGCTTTTGGAAAAGTGTAGTACCAATCAGATAGCATATCTATAGCTAACTCTAATTCCTGTCCTGCACTATATCCATCAGGATCTGTTTCGTGATATGAGGAAAAATGTGAGTCTATGACATCTCCAATCCCAATTACTGTTCCACAATTATAAAGTTCCTGTTGTTCTCTACAGAATTTAAGATATTTAGATAAAGTAAATGGAGCATGTAAATCTCCAATAACTAATATGTTATCAGGATCTCCTCCTAAAAATGGTTTAATTCTTTCTCTTTTAGGTTTTTCTCTAAAATTATTTACAATTTTAGTAGGAAGTCCATATTCTCTAAGAATTGAAACATGTTTTCTAATTCTTTCAATTTGATTAGGAGTTGCTGTTGGTGCTACTCTTTTAGCAATTGAAGTATTATTAAGTCCTGAATCTAAGATATCCATTATCTTTTCATTCAAATAATCATATTTTGCCATAATTTTTATTTATATTAAATTTTCTATTTAATAGAATTATTTTTTAATATAATAAAAATATATCACATATACAAGTATACTTCTTATTTATTTTAATTAAATAAAGAATTAAATTAGTATTATGGCAAGGTAAGTACTACTGTTGTTGGATTTTTTGCTTTATAGATTTGATCTACAATTATCTGTTGTGTAGTTGTCTGATCTTGTAAAGTATTTAGCCATTCTGTAATAATCTCTCTTGTTAGAGAAGCGAAGGGAGTAAATGTTTCAGGATTTGGAGAAGGAACTTTAGTAACTCCTACAAGTGTGAAAGAGCTTCCGTCTTCGTCAGTACCTGTATATCTCCATGGCACACTCTCTACTACGTTTGTTAGTCCGTCTTGAGCGATAATGCAGTGTAGTGGTAATATTTCGTAGCTGTAAGTCATCATAATTTTTTATTTTAAAGGTTTTATAGTATTATCTATAGAGTTTATGCAATGGTTATTGTCTAATGTATTTAAGATAAAACAAAGAATCTTCCCTGTTGTAGTAAGTGTCTGTTTTACTTGGTTCTTTCCTAATGCTGAACTTATTGTTTCTTGTATTAGTCCAAATTGATAACCATCCTTAGTAATTAAAACTGTATTCCAAAGTGTTCTGAAGTTGTGATTAGCAAATCGATCTAAATCTAGAGCTGTTTGTTTAAAATAAATATTTATAACATTCAGAAACCCGTAGACTTTTATGTTTTTGTAAAGTACTGCAAGTACGTTTAGTACTGTAAGTGGTAAAAATAGTAGATTTGCTACTAAAAATAAGATAAATCCCATATTGTTTTTTTATTAGTATTAATATTTTAAAGTAAGGTATGCATAGGTTTGCTC